ACAGGGCACAGCGCGTAATCAGCGCATTGGTGACAAGATCTCCCCCGTGGGTATGTCGTTGAAAATATACCTTGCCAACAAAAACGATCGCCCAAACACAATGTACCGGCTTATCGTGGCTATCTTGCCTAAGTCCGTGGGTACAAACATTACGACGAACGTCTTCGACCCGTTTCAGATCGCAACTAATGGAGTTACTGGAAACAACATGCTTCTGCCACCCGATAGGGATCTCGGCGTCAAGTTTTTATATGACCGTATTCATCGTCTGGGTACACAAGAAGGCTTGGAACCTAGCAACTACATCGGTGCAAAAGAAATGACGAAAGTCGTCAAACTCTGGATTAAGCGCAAGCGTCAATCGCCTATTGTATTCTCTGGGCCTCTCGTGGGGACTACACTCATGAACAAGCCACTGGCCATTTATTGTCTTCCGTACGAACAATTCTCCACTTTAACCACAGATCGCGTTGGATCATGGAGTGGATATATGCGTATGTACTACAAGGACATTTGATGCGTCACGCGACGCGTGAACTCGGCAGGGTGTGAAAACCCAGCTTCAGTCGAGAAAATATCGATGGGATAGACACTTGTGATGTAGATGCGCTTCGGCCTCCATCCAATGTAGCCTCCCTTGACTGGAACTTGAATAAAATATCTGTCGATTTCTTGAAGTAGTGCCTCCGGCCGCGTGCAGTTTTTGATGCTCATGTTATCATACAACACGGCGTCTTCACCTGCATAACCGTCTTTCCACTTGTAACCGTCATGATCAGGGACTCGAAACAGTCCCGGCTCTTGATCGTACACGTAACGTGTTTTTCCGGATCCTGGGGCCCCGTAGATGTAGTGCACCTCCGGTGCAAAGTCCTTGTCAACTCTGCGGAGTTTTTCAGTCACTGCGTGTCTGTAGAGTGCTGTGATCCCGTTGTGATATTGCACAAAGGTCGCTCGATTCTCTTCCTCTGTCACGACTTCTGAGAGTCTCTTACCCGTTGTGGCTGCGTCTACGACTGCATCTGCCAAGTCTTTCAGGTCACGGCGTTGTCCGTTGCCCATAGGTCTTGTACCAAGGTGAATTAATTCCGCGGATTTCGAACAATACACATCGTTCTGTGCGAATGTCCCCCGCATCTCTTCGATGTGGGCTCCAGGAAGGACTTTTTTCCATCCGGTTAGCCGCATGGGGCTCTTGGCGTACGCCCAGCCCTGTAAGTGCGGTGTTCCTGTGGTCGGCGCAACTTCGTTGCTATATCCAATGTATTGCAACTTTTCATGAAGCGTTGTGATTTCTGATTTGTTGTTCCATGTGAATGCACATGATCGAAAAGTGGTCTTTTCATTTGTCTCAGGCATGAGTGTCTCAGGCTGGTCCTGGGGTAATACTGTGCCCAGGACCTTGGCCCGGTCTATCACGTGTTTTTTTTTGAACAGTCGCCAAACCACTCCGCAACCCCTCCGCAGAGCCTGCGGGGTTGCTCCGGGTTTGGCTCCCCGCTGCGCGGTCGCAGGCGGGTCGGTGAGGGGTGCTATGCCCCCAACTACATAAATTGCCTAAAGCGCTCCGCGGGGTGGGTGGTGTGCACGAATTTTTCGCGGCCTTCCACGTATTTAAGTCCCGGTAGTTGGGCCTGTCTAGCCCTGAATGGATGCCAGTTCGGAGATTCCGCAAGGGGACGTACGACAAGTACTTTCGCAGGAAGATGATGACTCGTCGTGGGAGGTTTTCTCGTCGGAGGACGAGTTTCAAAGCTCGTGTGAAGAGAGTTCTGATGAAGAATTCCGAGACGAAATATCAAGATATAGCGTTCGAAAATCGTCAGCTCTACCACAATCTCGGAAGCGAGCCAAGCCCTCCGGGAGTGGTGATTCCTGTGAATGTGACTAGCGCACCAGATTGGTTCAACCCTTGGGTCACGATAACACAGGGCACAGCGCGTAATCAGCGCATTGGTGACAAGATCTCCCCCGTGGGTATGTCGTTGAAAATATACCTTGCCAACAAAAACGATCGCCCAAACACAATGTACCGGCTTATCGTGGCT